GACCCACTTTGTCACATAGCGGACCTGACTAGACCTAGTCAGGATTTTACCGTTTGTGATATGCCCACTGAGGAACGCGAGATAAAGACCAGCAGGATTATACCTGCGGGGCTTCATACCGCGCGGAACGTGGATTTTATCTTCCATTATCCTAATACCCGTTGGCTTGGGAACAAACCTCTTGTAAACAAGAGATCCGTTCTTAGACCTAAGAGTATGTCGGAAAAACGGAAGAAGCCGTTCAGGCGCCCATATTCCACAATCTGCATTTTCCCAAGGAGGAACCGCAAGTCGCGGGACACTCCGAAGGAGTCGATGAATGGTCCGCGGAAGGGTATTTCCCGTCCTACAAGACCACGCATTAAGCAGATTTATCAGTGAGTATAAGTCTTGAGGTGACCGTAGCGTTTTACAAAACACACCACGGATGTCGGTACCTAAGAGGTAGTCGACTCCACAAGACTCCCTAAATAGACCTGTATTAAAGGTCTTATTGCCGTTAACTTCAAAACCGAGCAGATCAAGGAGACGAGTCACCTTACTGAACGACCGTTCAGAACAGATGATGTCATCCCCAAACACTGACCAGTTCGGAAGCTGTTTCGTCCATAGATTCCTTCTATCACGAGGAGAATCCTCGCGTCGGAAGTCATCTATCTCGTAGCAGGCGGCAACGACGCAGCTAAACAGAATTGTCTGCAAAGGGAAGGTAAAACCATTACCCATTGTAGACACCATGTTTAGCTCAATACGCTGGGACCCATAACTCGATACCGGTGATCGGAGCACCTCCAGCCATTGCACAAAGCTTGGCGGGAAGAACTCACGAATCATCTTCATCGACATGGAATCTGAAGCAGATGCGAGGTCAATTGTGGCCAAAGCACCAGTCTCAGAACCGATCCTAGCTAGCTCTCTATTTATGTCAGGCTGTACCTCGAGGTCAACGCCAAAGAAGTTTCTCAGGCGTTTTTCCAAGATACGGCCCATGCCGAGCTGATAGAACATATTCAGCCCAGGCTCGACACAGATAGAGCGCGATATTGTTGCGTCCTTAGGGACAAAGTGTAAACGATTACCTTCTACTACACACGAATCCCCCCAAGCACTACGCCGGGTTTCCTCGGCCTCGCGCCAAAGGGGGTAAGTCTGTATGTAGTTCGTGTAAGCACGACGTAGACCATTCGAAGTACAGGAAAGCTTCGAATCAAACAACTTCGTGTAGAAGTCAGTTGACTCTGAGCCGACAGACGACCCTGGGCCATTTCTCCCTTCATCCAACAAGGATGAGAAAGAATGCACAAGCGGTTGGTGACCCTGCGATACAGCTGTACCGGAGAATTCATCAACTATCGTCCCACCTACATGAAAGAAATTGTAGAGGTACTTTTTTAGAGTACATACCAACATCTCGTCACGCAGATCCCGTATGTTCAAATGCCAAGTTCCGCACCGTTCATTAACGGACAGGAACTTATCCAATGCCTTTTTCTCGCAAGACTTAGAATCAACATCGTCCGCGAATTTCTTCACGAAGGACGTTGCTAATGCCTTGCGTATGGCCATGGACAGACTCGTCCATGGGTAGACCGAATGGTCGTCCCCATAGTGGAGCCCGAGGTCCAGGAGAAGGTCTAGATAAAGAGCATGAGAGCTTATAGGTCTCATCTTGCACTCCTAGTGTGGTCTTCTTTTAGCTGCGATTAAAGCAGCCGCACTCTTACTCTCCGGTTATTTCCGGAAAGCTCGCAACACCATCCAAACCTTGAAGAAAGGGCAGGATTTTGTCCCACCCAAAAATCGAGGCAAGAATGATGATGCTACCCCAAAGGAGAGTACGCTTATCGGGTTTGCGTCGGGGCTTCTTCTCAGAAGTCACAACACCCCCGAAACAAGCGTATCGCCTATCCCCGCGGACTGCTGGTTAGCAGTACCGAAGTGGAAGGAGAGTGCCGCGCGGACGTTTGACGGATCGGCAGCATCAGAACCAGCGGGCACTTCCATCGTGGTAGTGCACAGCATGGTCTGGTACGGCTGACCTGCCAAAGGCAGGACACCCTTGCGGGTGATCTGCTTATAAACGTTACGCGATACGCTACCAATCACACCAGTAACTGGATTCGGGTTACCAAGGACTTTCATGACCTTGGGCCGAAAGAAGGAACCGGTGAAAGGGATAGCGACCGAATGCGCAACGACACCAGCCTGCGTGCCACCTAAAGCGGTGACAGCAACCTGCTTGCCGTTGACATCCGGAGCCACATCACTCACGTGAGTGTACGTAGGAGACGTGAAGCCCGTCTGGGCTGCCCCTGTAACTGGGGACGTTGGTGAAAAGGACATTTTGTACCTTTATTAAGGTTAGGAGGTTAACGAAACAGCTGACGTCTGGTTCTATTCCGAGCCAGTACCAAAGCGGACATATTAATCCACTTCGTTCCTAGCCCTGGCATCTCCAAGCGAATGCTCGGATACTCCGGGGTTTTGGGCTGACGAAGAATATACCGCCGTTTCGCAGTACAGTCGCCTACATTTGCAGTGCTGCTGATCATTTTGTAGAAACCAGGATACGTCTTGGCTGCGTTCTCATCGATGTAGAAGTTACCGTACGTGTAGTACGATACCCTACGCTCGGTGCGAGCACACCAATTTATATCCTGTACCCTAACTGACCAGGCATTGAGTATGTCACCAATGTTGGTGAAATAATCAACAAGAAAGGAGTAAGGTATGAGTTCCCATGCGGTAGGTACGATGTCTCCCCAGCTTACGCCGAAGAGACGCATATCTGCCTCGATTGGGTTCTCACAAACACTCCGAATCTGGCCATACCATCTAACCTGCGTAATATTGCGCAACGTTATACGGTATCCAAATTTAAGGCCGCCACCAACACTCCGTCCAAATCCAGGAAGTTCAAGAAAGGTCTCTTCGGTGCCATGACCACTAATACGGGCATAGTTGCCCGTAAAACGGTTTAGGCGGTCGTTGAGTGCCTGTCCTGCGCTCCGGATATCGGATAGAAGAGGTGACCAACCAAAAACATGTTCAAGCCAGGTTTCCGCGACAATTCTCTTCAACGATGACTTCTTCGCTCTACGGGAACGTTTCGTAACGTTCCTAAGGTAGTCGTCGAGTCCCGTTCGAAGAGCTCGTCCCGGCCTTCTAAGCATATGCAAAGTCTCTCTTAGTTCGCCAAGCGCGGTCAGACCACTGAAAGTGTTCTGGGCACGCTTAGCGTCTTTGAAAAACTTCATGCGGGCGTCATTATCTGCAATGGTTCCCAAAGCGGGAAGGCTCTGAAAAGGGGGTAGCACATGCCACCCATCTTCAGATGTATAGGTATCGGTTAAACCACCCACAAGATTGCGTACAAAGTCCACGCGCAGTAGACCATATCCACCCTCGAGCTCCGAATGCAAGATCTCTCTTGTAGTCGTAGCACTCCGGTGGAGACGGATATCAGACCGCCAATTCGGGTTTGAAGCCGAGGAGACAGTGTTGTTTCCTGTCAGTGTGCCTGGTACATTGAACCATACGTCCGGACCAAAGGAGCCAATCGATGAAGATTGCCAACCTCGGGCGACGTATCTGTAGGGGGTAGTTCTAACAATACTATTAGCCATACCTACTCCGAGACCATCGGGCCATCAGGCCCTTGTCTTCCAATCTCACCTAGAATTAGAACTTCACCCAAGGTTTTACCCAAGGGATAATTCTGTTCTAGAAACTCATGGAGAGCCGAAAGCCCCTTGTGAAAGAGACGTGGATTCGAAATTTTCCACGTCACACTCAACGATACATCAGGTGCACGGACATGAATTTCGTACCTTTCGTAAAGTGAGGATCTCTCCTCATCAACGACAAGGAACGTTTCACAACCGTACATCGATGCCACTCGTTGAGCCAGCCTATAACGGCTTACGATCACAACGGGAACGGAGCTGTCATCGTCAAGAAAAACTTCCTTAACGACAATGGCCGCGTCTGTTACTTTAAGCGTCATGGAAACCTCTATGGTTTTATGCTCCGTGAGATGGAGGGAGGAAGACTTAGCAAAAGAGAGAGGGTTGGTGAATTCCAACCGACACTGCAGCAAACCATAAGGACTTTTAGGGCTCTACGCCCTTGAGTTTATTATGAATTGCAGTTCACCCCTAAATCAAGATACATTTCGCTTCAGAAAGCCTCATCGGCTTCAAACTGTCGCAAATCCCATGGTTCCGAATCATGGGAGTGTACCTCGACAAGGGGATCCCCGGTATCTCAAAGCTTGACCTCACCCGATTAAGGGCTTGGGGTTGCGAAGAGTATCCGACAGAGATGGGCCGAAAGGC